AAATGTAAAGCTTCCATCTATAGAACTTATGCCTGAAGTACCATAACCAACTCTCCATGTCATATTATTTGTATTATCTAATCTTTGACGTTCCCACCAAGGTGATATACCACTTACTTTTAATCTTTCTAACCTACCTTTAGTACCTATAACATTAATATCACCTATATCATCATTGTCTCCAAAAACACTAATATCTGGAATTATAACAGAAGAAGTGTTATAACCAGTATCAGCAGAACTAAATTGATTATCAGAACCCCAAGTTACTGGATATAAACATTTAGTCAAAGTATTGTCAGAAGAAAACGATATTCTATCATTATTAATAGAATTTAAAACACCTTCTTCTGATAAAGGGTCTATATTTAAAGAAAATGAAGGAGCGTTATCGGTAACATCTTGTTCAGATGTATTAATAACAGTTCCAACATTAAAATGTTTTATCTCTTTTAAAGATTTAGGCATTTATCTCCCATTCTATTTTTTCAGAAAATGTCCAATAATCTTCTGGTATTATTATATCATATATTTCCATCTATAACTTCTCCCCATAGTGTTGTTTTACCTTTTATTATTTCAACAACTTGTACATTAAAATTACCATTTTTAAAGAAATCTATTATTGCAAATGCATGATTCCAATTAGTTAAATTACCTCTTAGCCACTCTTCATCTTTCTTAATGTCTTTTAGGCAACCTAAACTCCAAGCACTAATAGTTCCTCCTAAACTAGTATGTGTATGCCTCTGTAAATCGTGAGTATGTCCATATATAACACTCTCACCGTACATTGCTAAATGAGCTTTAGCGTGATGCATACCCGTTCTATGTCCATGCTTAAAGTTTAATTTACCAATTTTTAAAGGTATCTTCCTTTCATAAGGATGAAACTCATAACCTCTTTCTTTTAATCTTAAAGCATTTTGTGTCAAAAACCTTGGTCTACTATATTTTTTAGCATAAGTATCTAACCACTCTTCGTGATTACCTTGCATAAAATATCTTTCTTTACACTTTACTTCATCAAGAAACTTATCTATATAATCCATGCCTTTATTAACTTGTTTGACTGACTTGTCTAGCATTGGTATTAATAAATCATCAGGTGGTTTGTCATATTTCCTCCAGTGATGATTACTAAATAAATTCCATTCACCTGTATCACCTAAATCTACATATACATCAGGTTTTACTATTTTTATCGCCTTACATACAACATTAATCGCTTTTTGGTCGTGTAAGGGAAAATGTTTATCTGGAGTGACTATTGCTGTCTTAACCACTCCTTTATTAGTTTTCTTCATTTATCAAAAAACTCCTAGTTAAATTTACTCCTAGGAACGTATTTCCAATCTGTTGAATTTGTCCAACAATATTTGGCACTTTGTAATTCTATTTCAGTTACATCAGGTGTGTATTTTAAAAACATTTCTTCACAACCTTCACATTCCCAGAGCAGGACTCCATCCTTGGCACCCATTATTTCAACCCCCACTACATCTTCACAGCTGCAATTAGGACAATGGTCTGGGTTATCTTTGTAGATTTGTTTTTGATTATGGACTAATTTATCCAGCAATCTTCCTTTAACTTTATCTACTAAATCAACCACTAATACCATTCTAGTTGAAAGTTCTTTTAACATTATTTATTCAAAGCTACTTTGACTTTGTCCCATAACTTGTCATCAAGTTTATTAGAACTTTTAGCTACTAAATAATCACCTAAAGCCATTACGACAGATTTAATAACATCTTCGCTTAACATGCTTTTAAGTATACTAATTATTATTGCTTTCATTCATTCTCCTTATTTTTACAACATTTACATATTAATTCTTTTTTTGGATGAGCCATTTCTTCCAAAGCTTTTATTCTTTTTTCATGATTACTAGCTAAAACACTATCATCTTCTTTAATAATCATTTTCATAACAGCTTTTATAATAGTCTTTATAACTAACGCTTGTATCATTTAATCATACCAGCTTTCATCATCATCTAAATAGATGTCAAATAACTCCCATTTTCCCCACCACCAGAGTCCTCCAAAAAAAACTATTATAAAGCCTAATATGAAATACCCTAGTCCTACCATTGCTAACCTTTAATCTTTCCATAAATCGTCATTATACCAACTATTATAGCTATTGATAATGATGTAAAGGTTAATAATGGATTAAACATATTAGCGTAACTAATAATTGTAGACAAACAAGTACCTACAATGCCTATCTCAGGATAATTTGCTAAAACTCTTAGAGTGTCTTTCATTTAATATTTCCTATTCTCGTTTTTTTCTTGCATTCTTAGGAATTTGTCTTTTAAACCATTGCCACTTAACTTAGCAATTACCTCTACTAATGTTTTATAGCTATTTTCAATTCCTTTTTGTTCTAATTGCATTTTTTTTTGATTATCTATTAACTTTATTAATATACCTTCAATTCTACTAAAAGATTCTCTTAGTTCTCTTGTTAACTCATCTTGTATAAATTTGGTTGATTTCCATATATAAAAACCCATAGCTATAGAACCTGCTACTGCTATACCATACCTATCTAGTATTTGAAACCAATCCATAGTATACCCCTTTGTCTTTAAAAATCTTGCGGAATTATTCTTCCAGTAGAAACATACCCACTTTTAGCAAACTTTTTAGCTTTTCTTAAATCTTTATCATACAATTGGTCAAAGTACTCTGCATTTTGCAAATCAAGATTTCTAGGGTCTCTATAACCCATAGCTATAGCTTTATTAATTATACTTTTATGATACCTTGAATTTATTTCAGTCCATTCGCTAGTAACTGCTGTTAAATCAGCATCACATATTATGCTTTCATATCTAACAGTCAAACCTTCAGTAACTGCTTTCCATTCATCTGTAATACCATCTACTGTTCTGGAAGTTTTTTCTACAATTCCTAATTTAGTATCACCAGATATTATATCTATAAACCAAGCTCTTTTTATTGTTTTAGCCATTATACTGAATCCTTAATATTTAAAGTTCCTTGCAATCTAGTAGCTTTTATTTCACTACCAGAATCACCTATCCATACATCTAATACTTTTAATATTTTTCCATCTGCAGCTAAATCTCTATCATATAATAATGTATTTGCAGTTGTAGTAAATGTACTTTGAGTTTTAACCATTTCTGTATCTTGACAAAAATCATCTTTAGCTTGATTTAAAATCATTAAAGCTTCTGTTTCACCTATATGAGGATGATGTTGTTGAAGTAATTCTATCATTTTTTTAGCAATCATTATTCACCTCCTGTTTCTGTAGTTTCTCTACCAGGAACATATCTTTGAATTTCATTTTGAAAATCTTGTTCTAATACACCCATTTGAGATTGTATCATTTGCATAAGTTCTATATCTTCTTCATCTTGTACTTGATTACTTATAAAAGCTTTAAGTATATTTATGCTACTTTTTAAAGCTATTGCGTGCATTAAATTATTTGGCAAATACACTGCAGTATTCAAAGTAGATTCTGTTAAATCTGTTATATCTCCATCTGGACTACTTGATGTAACATAGTCAAAATACCATATACGACCTTTTTGGTCACTACCAGGTTCAGGCATTATTTTAAGAGTAGCTGCTCCAGCATTAGCGCTATCTAAATGATATACTGGGCTATAAGCTGTTGCATAGTATATACTATTACTATCTTGAGCAGAAGCAAAAGATGTTCTATCTAAAGGAGAACATTCTCTTTCTATGCCGCTACTATCAGCATCAACTCTAGTAACTTTTAAAATTTTTCTATTTTCAACAAGCCATTCAGAATTAGATGTCAAAACACCTGGAGTTTTAGAATATTTAAATAGCAAATCTTCAGGTAACATATCTGCTATTTCATTTATAGCAGAATTAATCAAATCACCTGCATAATCAGCTTCAGTTGAATAGTCGCTTCCTATTAAATCTGTAATCCTATTTCCTAAATTTCCTCCCTGCGCCATTATTCTTCCTCGACAAATACATTGCTATTTGACAATGTTTGTGCTTCTGACTTAGTTAGTACACTAAAATTAGGATATGCTTTATTAGCTCCTAATGCTATAAGTTCTGATAATACTCCATCTTTCATAGACCATTCACCTTTGATAATACAATATGCTTTATCATGTGAATATCTTGGAGTACCTACTTTACCTGCAAATATAATATCATTCCAAGTAGGAGATGATTTATAAGTGACATCCCCAGTATCTTCATCTACTGATTCTACTATAGGATATAGTGCTTTTATTTTAGTACCAACAGCACTATCATATGCCCTCC